GAGTATGGAAGAGAATTTAATAAGATATTTCAAGGATGAATTGATTCCTCTTCTTAATTATTTCATTGACGATAGTGAAGTTACATTTATATTGTCTAGCGTGCCTGACGCTTCAGGCTTTGAGAGAAATATCTCAAAAGTGAGTGCGAGAGAATTCGCCTTAATGTACAATAATTTAGATGGATCTAATTCCTACTTAGTGTGTCCTATTAATTCTGAAAATGAAACAGAGATGTATATTGCGAGAAGTAATTTTTGTATTCCATCATGTATCACATATAGAGGATTGGGAGTACAATTACCTTTGGTTACGAGTTATCACGATTTCCATTGGTACTCTCAGTGTAAAACCACCACCCCGTGGTGTTCATGCACTTTTTGTACAAAGATGGATGCTTCTGGTTATTCTGATGATTGGGATATACCCTATGATGGTGTTACGTTCCAGGGCTCTGTGGAGATTAAGAAATTAGACAAAAAGAAAGGAAAATTGAAGAGATCTAATGCCGTTTTGGATTTAGCAGAAGAGTTTGATAAATTGGAGCTTAAGGAAACGATTAAGAGAGAGAGGACAACCTCATGGGAGTCTGATCTGCCCGTAACTGATAAATTCCACGTTGAACCTTTGAATAAACCTTTAAAGCAGAAGAAGAAGATCGATCCTAAGTATAAAGCTGTTGTTACAAGTGTACAAGAATACGAGAAGAGTCTCGATAAAACTTCTTACAAAACTAACAAGCGTATAAGAACAGTTAGTGCTATTTTAGCTGATCTTGATGCTCGTAGACGTGATGAAATACGTACGAAGGAACGAGAGAGAAAGAATAATAAGATATTTGCTCATTTTCAGATGGAAGGTCTCAAAGATGTGTTAAGTGGAAAAGGTATAAAGATGGGCACTGAGGAGAAAGATATAGCCCGTAGCCTTGTCGATGAACTTAAGAAATGTAGGGAGACTGCTGTTGGTATTGTGAATGGCAAAGGATCTGAGGTTTTGGATATTGTACAAAGACTTGGACTTAGTGTAGATAATGCTAATTGTAATGTCAAACAGGGCCTATCGTTTATGGATGGTCTTAATGATAAATTGAGCCAATTTGCTAAAATTTCTGGAATTGTAGTTTTAGTCGGAGCCTTGATATTAGGCGCCAAACAGATTTTCACAAGTAAAGGAACAAATTGGCCCATATTACTAGCTTTGGCTATTGGTGTTATAGATCTTATCCAAGATTCCCCCATTCTATTTTCTAGTAGTACTGGTGACATATTTAAGGAGAAGGCTAAATCTTTGGGTAATACTATCAAGTATTATTTCGATCAGTTGAAAGAGGCTATATTAGATATTAAAGCTAGATTATTTGCTCAAGAACCTGAGACTATAGTTTCCCAGGGTGAAGATTTTATATTCTTCGATCCAGATTTCAAGGCTCATTCAGCTTTGATTTCATTAGTTTTGGC